CATTGCTTCATCCGCCATTTGTTCCTTATTCTTGGATACGATAATACATCAACAGGCGCATCGTGTCGGCGAGGGGGAAGAACGTGGGATCGTAGGTGCGAACGGTCGCGTCATTGTATTCGGCCCACGGCTGTCCAGGAGGAAGGTTCCGTCCATAGGTATACCAATGTCCGCCGTTGAAGCACACCACCGCGAACAGCGCGTACGTCTGTCCATTCAGAACGAGTTGGGCGGAGTACGTCGCGGTTGAGCGCGGACTTGTCACGTGGAAGATGAACACATTCGGGAAGGTGCCGAGGAGAAGCTGGCGGACACAGCCCTTGTGTTTGCAGGCGTCGCACGTCCAGTCCGAGACAACATGCGGCTGAACGGACTCCGCGATGGCCTCCGAGACGGATTGTTTGGGTTTCGTCGGGGCGATCGTGAACTCTGTCACGCTGTCGTGATTTGTCAGTGTGTGTCCACAGGACGTACAGCGGGTCGTGTGGGCCACCTTGAACCGAACGAGCTTGTCGAGGAAGGGAACCTTGTCCCAGAGGAACTTCAAGAGCTCGTGGGAGTCCCCGATGTCCTCTCCTGCGGGCATGGTGGGAGAGACCTTGACGCACTCGTAGAACGCCTTGAGTCCCTCCTCTCCATGGGAGCCCCAGAGTTCAGCCAGACAGCTCTCGACTGAATTGTGTCCATCCTCATCGCCATCACTGAACCGAGATTGAAGGTCAGGGATGCGAAAGACGCCTTGAAGCGCTGCGTTGATCCAACACGAGCCATTTTTATTGCGAAGACCGAACATCATGGTTGAGGTAGAGCGTCTTGGGTGTAGACGCATCAATCCGTTTTACGTAAAGAACTTAGAGAAATCCGCGAGGAACGGTGCGGGCTCGGGCTTGTCCGAGGCGGAGTAGCTGCTGGTCGAGAAGAACTTCCCGAGGCGATACGGGTCGGGGTAGACGTCTTGGTCTCCGGGGACACGCGAGTACGGGGCAAACTTCGCATTCAGGTTGGTTCCGAGGGACTCGCTTGTCGGGAGCGCACTCTCATAGGACTGCATGCCGCCGTAGAGCACAGGGTAGTTGCGAGGGACTCCGAGGCCGCCTGTGGTATTCTCAGTCCCCAACCCACCCGATCCAGGGCCTTGCACGTTCTTTCCCGTCCCTGCCCACTGCGGTGCTCCCGCCCCTTCCGTCGCATCATCCCCGAAGTCCGCAGGACCTGCCGTCACTCCTCCTCCCATTCCGGCTCCGGGAATCGAGGGACCCGCAGGCGTGAAATAGGACTGGAGGATAGTGGAGAGGTAGACCTTAAAGTTGTTCTGAAGTGCAGCAGGGAGCAGCGTGGTATCCACACCATCTGCGAAGCCCGTCACTTGGGTGTAGGTCGGGGTGACCTTGTCGGGGAGATACACGGTGTCATAGAACTTCTGAACCTCCGTCACGAACGGCGTGATCGACTCATCCCGATTCTCGGGAACCCCCGCAGTGGTTGCGATCAACTCACGGAGGCTCTGCGTGGACGTGGACGGACGCTCGACTGTGGTTGCTGCGGATGACGCTGCGGTGTCAGACGGGGGTGACGGAGGGGTCGTACCGGGAGGCGTCGACGTATAGCCGCTGGCCGTCTCGAACACGCTCTGTCCCTGCGTAATGTAGTACGCCTGAATGAGATCGCGATACTCGTTCCGTTTGGACCCGAGATCAGACATGCCATCCAGAAACGAATTCACTTGGGCAAGGGTGATCCGAGTGGTTGCGCCATCCCAGACGCCCCAGAAGCCTCCGACGACCCTGCGAATGTCAGCATCCGCCACCGTCGAGGCAGGATTGACCATCGCCTTGATGCGCGCGATCTCAGCTGCATCCCATGAACTGGGATTCTTGATTGTCGCTGTCGCGCTGAAGTGTTCGCGAGAGAGGACGAAGAGGGCTAGCAGAAGGATTGCGCCAAGGAGGAGGCCCCACTGCTTCATTACTCTTACAAAACATTTGCGGACGCGAATGGAGTGCCAGACTCCAAATTCCGACGGGGCGTTGTCTGTGTGGTCGGATCGTAGACTCCTTCCGCCGCTCGATCACTCTGTGTGGTGTCGGTCGGCGCATAGATTTCCTCGACTCGCGTAAAGACCTCATCGCGTCCCATTTTGGGTTGAAGATTGGCGCCCGAGAATCCGGCCAACGCTCCTGTCGTAACAAGTTTCTTCATCTCTCGGGACTCGGCTGTGCCGGTGAGTTCGACGCGGAAGGCGGTGCCGAGAATCTTGCGAAGGGCCGCAACGTCAATCCCCGCAGCATTCCCATCGGGGGTCGTCAAGAAGGCTTCGACATCAGTATCCTTCGGCTTGACTGCAGCGGGGACATAGACCTTGGTATAAAACGCCTGGATCGCTCGAAAGTAGGTCATATCATCGCCTCCAATCGGGGCTGCGGCATCAATCTTGCTCTGCCAGTCTCCTGGGATCTTCCCGTCGGAGGTCAGCTCAGGAGGACGGACGGGACTCTCGGGGTCTGTATACGACTCCCGGAGGTTGAGGGCAAACACCAACACTGAGAGGGCGAAGAGCACCCACAGAAGCATTGTTATTGAACGCCACAATTTCCGACAGGAGGCCACAAGGCTTGCTCAGGTTCCTTCGGGTCTGGGATTCCATCGTCCGGAGCCGGGAGCATCCCCTTGAAGGAGGTCCAGAGGTCTCCTGCGTTCTGATTGAGATAGAGCGTCGTCGGCCCCCTCCCATCCGGCACATCGACTTTCTCGCGAAGCTCCTTGCGTGTCGTTTCTGCGGAATCGAGCGAGTAGACGCCCTGCTCCACAGCCTTCATGCTGGAATCGACGCCTTCCCAGCTCGGAGACATTGCATCATATTTGCGCTGGGTCTCCATGTCGCGAGGCTTGAACTCCATGAACCCCGTGTGGGTGGTCACGGTTGCGTTGTAACTCGATCCCGGACGAACATCCTTCTGCGTTGCGACGAGATAGTCGCCGTAGCTCTTGAAGATGGGACCTCCTGTCTCGGTCTTCAGGGTCTGAAACCCAGAGGGGGTGGTCGTTGTTGCTTGGTACAGGGGACTCTGAACAGGCGTCGCCATTTCTACCTCTGTATATAAATGCCGAAGTTCGTTGGCGCTGCAAAGAAAGACGCTGCAAAGAAGGCTCTTCAACAGCGTCCTGCTCTTGTCTTGTTTTTCATGATTGGGTGCCCACATTGCGAGGCGAATCAGTCTGCATGGGATGAGGCGAAGGCGAAGGCCCCCGCGGGAACGAAGATCGTCGAGGTCGATGCGGATGCGACTCCGGAGGACGAGGGGGTGAATGGCTTCCCGACCATGAAGCTCAAGAAGGCGGATGGCTCAGAGACCACGACGTCGGGTCAGAAGCAGTCAGGGGATGAGATTCTCAAGGAGCTGGGGGCAAAGATGGGAGGCTCAAAGCGGCGCCGCAGGACTCACCGCGGACGGAAGGGGAAACTCCTCCGCCGTACCCTTCGCAACTACGTAGCTTTCTGAGAGGAGCTTGTCGGTCTTGGCGTTCTTGCCAAGGAACTTGAGGAGCCCTGCGTGATCGTCCTCGGGGACAGTGTGGAAGTTGCGCTGGGACTGGACCAGATCATAGACGTCCGTGGTATCGAGATAGATAGACGACGTCTTGGAGAAGGCTGCGTTGATCTTGTCGCGAACCTCCTTCGTCGTCACGTCAGCGGGAGCCGGCGGGCGATCGGGGTTGTCGAGGATATCCGTCAGGGGCGCATTCATGAACGGATTGTCGGGGGTCGGGAGTGTCTCGGCGTCCCCAACGTAGGAGGAGACGAAGGACTCCACCATCTTCTTGGCCTCGGGGAACCATCCCCGCAGGAAGATCGTGAGCCCCATGACCACCGGGACGATGAGGAGATACCAGGGGTCCAGCGAGGTGAGAAAGAGGAGGACGGACAGGTAGGCTGAAAAGCGAACCACTGCATTGAGTGCATCGGGAACACTCATCTTGGGGGTCGGAACGAATCGAGACCACGTATCGCTCCGGAACAGGATGCTCGGGTCGTCATACCAGAACGGCTGCGACATCTCTTATCTTTCAGCTACGAGCTTTTTCCTTCTGCTTTTTCTGAAGGCGAGCAAGCATGCGGGCTCGGCGAGCGTCGGGACTATTCGACAGAATCTGTCCAGACGTATTTCCTGTCGTGCCTCCGCCTGCATCCCCGACGATCATCTCGTTCAGGTACTTGCCAAAGGATGACTGAAACTTGGCCCGGAGCATCTCAATCTCGCGAATGAGTTCCTGCTGGTTGATCTTGCCCGTCTTGATCTTGTCCTCCAGAATGCCCTTCGCCCGCTCGGCGATATCATTCAGCGTCTCATTACCCTGCGGGTTCCGGAGGAGCTCGAGGATCTGCTCGGGGTTCTCCAGATCAATTCCAAAGTCAGAGGCCTCGAAGGAGGAGGCGATCTCACCAATGACCCCCACAAGGCGAGTGCTCATGACGAGCTCGAGGATCTCCTGAAAGGAGGACTGAGTCTCCTCGTCCTCAAGGATCTTCTGGATCTCATCGGACTGAGTCGACCCTCCGGGGATGAGGCCCTTGAGCGCTTCGAGGAGGGTCGCGAACTTCTCCTTCGGGTCACCGCGGAGGACAGAGTAGAGAAGCGCCATCTGGAGGAGCTTCCACTCGTCGTCCGTTCCCTCCCATGGAACCTTCACGCCGGGGAAGAGGTCGACCTCGGCAAGAAGTGTGTTATCTTTCTTCAGGATGCGCAGGACATGCGGAAGAAAGGTTGTCTCAAGGTGCTCAAAGAGAGCCTCGGAGGCCTTGGGGACTCCGGCGACCTCCTTGCCCTTGAAATGGGTGACAAGTTTGCGAAGGTGCTCCATTTAGGTTCTACGACAGCTTCTGTTCGTAAACAGCTTTGCGCAGTTAGTCCTTGCTGCTGCGGTTGCCACCGCGAGAGGCGAACTCTGCAAGCTGCTTGTCGGTGAGGCACACGCACCCACGGTCCCCAGAGAACGGGCTCGGGCAGCAGTCGGCGCTCATGCGGTTGCCCTCAAACTGGAAGAGCTGCTGGTCGTTCGCCATGTCATAGGGGCGCTCGGGAACAGGCTTCGGCTCAGAGCCCAGGAGGGGAGGCGTGCCGTTGTAGCCCGCAACACCCGTCTTCCCCGCGACCGCCTGCATGTCGAGGGGCATGCCAATCTCGCGCTGGAAGAAGCGCTCCTTTCCATCCTCAGACTCCGAGTCCGAGTCCGCTCCACACTTGACGGGCGAGGACGATCCCCAGAACCGCATGAACACTCCAGTCAGCAGGGCAGCGAGGAAGAGCACGAGGACGACGGCGGTTTTCTTCATTGTACTCTACGGATGAAAAAAGCGCAAAAACGGATGGGTTCGTGCCGAGGACATCGACAGTACCATGGACTATTCAACGATGTCACTGATCGAACTCAAGCGGACCGCCAAGGGGCGCGGACTCAAGCTCTACTATATTCTTCCCAAGGATGAACTCGTCCGCCTCCTCTCGCTTCCCGAACTCCCCCTCGAGCTCCGCCTTCAAAAGAAAACGATCCGCCAGCTCCGCCAGGAAGCCAAGGCGAAGAACCTCACTGGCTTCTGGGGACTGTCGCGCGGGGAGCTCCTAACTCTTCTGTATCCCAACGAGCAGGGTGCCCCGAACAAGAATCAGAAGAATCAATGCGACGCAGACGAACATGATGACCCACAGAACCATCGCGCCTAGCAGATAGGGGTAGACGAGGTGGAAGACAGAGACGAGAATTGGACGAAGAATCGCAGTTTGGATCTCGGGGCGTTGAAACTGTTCGACCGCGTCTGCCAGAAGCGCGTCAAAGAGTTTCTTCATAAATTTGTCTATCGGTTGATATAAACATGAAGCTGTCACAGACGAAGATGGTCCGCCTCGGGCTTATGCTGGCTGGCGTTTTCGCCCTCTACGTTCTTTTTACCTCGTACTCTGGGTCCAAGGTTGCGCTGCTGGACAAGGCCGAGGAGCTCGGTGGTCTTGGCACCCCTGGCCCCCTCTCCGAGCAGGGGCCGTCCATGGGTAGCCCGCATGCGGTCGGGGGCAATGCCGCCTCCGTCCAGGGCATGCAGGGCCGCACCCCCGCGTCCCAGCAGACCTACTCGTCGACCAGCCTCTCCTCGTCCGAGCTCCTCCCCAAGGGTGAGATCGGCGCGTCGCTGGCCGCCGTGAACCCCGTCGGCGCTGAGGACCTCAAGGGCCAGAACTTCCTCCAGGCGGGCTACCACTCCAACATCAACGTGGTCGGCATCGCTCAGACCAACCGCAACCCCTCCTACGACATCCGCACGGAGACCCCGAACCCCCAGTCTAAGATCGGTCCCTTCCTGAACACCACCATCGACCCGGACCCGTTCAAGGCGACCCACGCCCAGGATGGTCTTTCGGCGTAACGTCTCCCTTGATCACAGGCTCCGGTGACTGGGCTGGTACGACGATCCTCGGACGTGTCCAGAAGGTGCGCTCTTTGTCGCACGCAAAGCAATACATCCCATAGTGGTTGGGCTGTCCGTCCTCGTGACGCCAAATCGTATACCACCCTCCCTCTTTATGAGCGCGGAGACACGCAGGGAGGTCCATGCTCTTTCTCTTCGTCACTCTGTATAAGATGCTTCCTATTGCTGCTGTCGGTGTCGGGGCTCTCGCTCTGATGGCGATGCAAGGACCCCGCAACACGATTCGTATGACCGGACCAGACGGACAGTCGTACGAGATGCAAAACCTCCCCGACAAGGAGAAGGCTGTGGCCCTGATGGCGGAGGTCAAGGCTCGCCTCCGCAAGCTCATTGCCCATTACAAAAGCGATCAGGCCCTGTCGGCCGATCCTCCTGTGCGCCGCTTCCTCGAACGCTTCAAGTCTGATGTCTTCATCGAGAACGACATGGCGTCGAAGGACACCTCGTATAGCGAGAACAAGGGCGAGAAGATCGTCGTCTGCCTTCGCGACAAGACCAAGGCGCCCCAGTATCCGCTGATCGATGCGAATACCATCATGTTCGTCGTCCTCCACGAGATGGCCCACCTCATGACCGAGACCATCGGGCACACGCAGGAGTTCTGGAGCAACTTCCGGAGGATCCTCGACGACGCTGTGCAGATCGGACTGTACACCCCCGTCAACTACAGCCAGCGCCCGACCCCGTACTGCGGGATGACGATTTCAGACTCTCCGCTATAACCATTTTCAGAAAAAGTAGAGCAACCCAACAATGGGATACGAGGACGCGAAGATCTATAAGCTGACCTGCGACGACGGGTGCTACTACTATGGTTCGACGATTCAATCTCTGAAAGAGCGACTATGGCACCATAAGGAATCCTCAAAGACAATGGCTTCAAAGGTCTATTCGCATATTCGAACTCTCGGATGGGACAAGGTGACAATCGACTTGGTCCAATCGGCCTCCTGTGCGAACCGGAAAGAACTCCGAGTCATCGAGAACACCTACATTCAATCGAAGAAGGACGATCCGAACTGCCTCAACACGCTTCGCGCCTATACATCGGATGAAGAGAAAGCGAAACTGGAAAAGGAGAGACAGACCAAGAACGCGACCCATAGGAAGGAAGTCGTCCGCGCATACCACGAGAATAACAAAGACACCATCAACGAACGCCACAAGACCTACTACCAAGAGCACAAGGACGAGTTTGCTGAGAGAAGCAGAGCTTACAATCAGTCACACAGAGTCGAGATTGCGGAACAGCGGAAGAGATATTACGAGGAGAACAAGGAACGGCTCTGTCGAGAGAAACGGGAGAAGCGAGCACAGAATCCAGACTACCATAGGCAGAAAGACAAAGAGTATCGCGACCGTATGCGAAGCCAAGCGCAGAGCGATACGGGGGCATCCGATTTCGTCAAACCTTCTCTTACCGAAACACAATGAAGACCCTCACCCTCGCGGTCGAAGGAACCTTTTCCGAGGTGTCCTTCTACGGGGACGACACGATTGGACGGGTTCGAGAGCTCATTGCCATTGAGAAGGGGTCGCACCCCGATCGTCTCTTCCTCCAGCTTCGCGTGACGCTTCCCGAAGGCTACTACGGAACCCCCAAGGAGTGGTTGGGGCTGTTCTTTCGGCTGTCGCGCGATGGTCAGGTTGTCTCCGAGGAAGCGCTCCGGACCTATGTCACCGAGATCCGTACAGGAGCGTCGTCCTTCCCCATCCGCGCCTATACGAAGGACCAATGGGAGGCGGTCGATCCCGTCACTCCCATTCGCGATGGAGGGCAGGAGTGGCACATTCTGGGCGCGAAGGTCCAGACCGTCCTTCCCCTGCCTCCGCGGGATATCCAGCTCCCCACGAGCATGATTCCGCTCTTGTCCCTTCAGAGCCTCTACGAGACGATCCACAAGTATCCGGCCTCGGAACTTCGCATCACCGAACTCCCCGCGGATCCGTCTGACGCTGTGCTGCGGGCGTACTTCCCGATGTTCCGTCCCGAGTCCCCTCCGAACCTTGATGCGAGCAAGGCCTCCATCCTCAAAGCCCACGACGATCTCGGGAAGCTCTTGAAGCTCACTGTGAAAGGGCACACGAGCTCTGTCATCACGAAGGCGAAATGGTTTATCCCCCTGAACGCAACGACCATTGCCTCTCCGCGCACACAGTTCGAGCAGATCTTCTATGGGCTCACACTCTCGAAGGACACTCCGTACATCGCCTATTATACGGCGGAGACCTCTGCCCTGCGAAGCAAGTTCTATGTCGAGGACCCCAAGACCAAGACACCTGTGCTGGATACCTCACTCCTTCGCGGGTGGTATGAGACCACGAAGCCCTCGCGTCGTCGTCCAACCCTTCTCCTGTATCGCGGGTCTGCTCGCGGAGTCTTCCAACGCATTGCGATCACCTCTGTCGACATCACGATCGACATTCGCAAGGCCAAGACCTCGACCGCCGGACTTGACGAGATGAAAGCCGAAGCCGATGCATGGCTTCGCTCTCTGGATGCCGTGATGCCGTTCTTGGATACGCGGGACCTGACTGTGGACCGGTGGGAGCTGATGGATATGTCGCTGGTTGCGTCCTATGCGAAGGAGGTGACCGAGTTTGATATGCTTCGGTTTCCCTGTTTGCAGTCTGTCTTCGGCGAACAGGGTGGGACGTTCCGGCTGCTTCGCTCCGAGCAAGCCTCCGATGCCGTGTCGCGTCGAGTGGTCGATGCCTGTCAGAAGCTGAATCAGGAGGGTGCGATTCCGACAGCTGAGTATCTCGCGACGGAACTAGAGACATCGGTGGAGGATGCAGCGCAGCTCCTCGAGGAGATCACGACGGGGGATATCAACTGCGATCGGGCTCTGCGGGACTACCCGACGTTGAAGCTGGATCGGAAGGAGATCGAGGTCAATTTTGCCACGGATCCCGAGCGGATTCTCGCGTATGCAGATATCCTTCGCACTGTCCTGACCACTGACAAAGAAGACGCCAACAGTGAAGTGAATTTGGTCTGTCCTCGCCGGAAGGAGACCGTGCTTCCGACGGCCTCTGTCCCACAGGAGGGCCCTGCTGTCGAGGAGGAGGTGGATGAGGACCTGCTCGCGCTGCTCGGAGTCTCGGATGAACCTGAACCCGCACCCGCAGCCCCCGAGCCGGTGAAGAAGTCTCGCAAGCTCAAGATCGCGGAGGAACAGACCAATACCCAGAACTACTTCAATGAGCGCCTCAAGACGTTCAACGCAGAGCTCTTTGCGTCGCCGTACAGCAAAGAGTGCGAGAAGTCCCAGCAGGTGATCGTCCTGACACCCGAGCAGACACAAGC